GTACGGGCCGGTGGCTACCAGAAAAACGCCGCCCGTCATGACCATCGCGATGGCCGAGCACGCGGCATCTCAATCCGGTCACGACGCCCTGAGTTGCACCCCCCGTGGGCAGCTCGAAGGTTCCAGTCGTCATGAGTGCCCCCCTTGGACCGGGGGATGATGTGGTCAACGCTGTTCGCTGGACCTAGCCGAGTGCAGCCCGGAATGAGGCACAGGTACCCATCCCTCTCCAAGATGCGCACCCTCGTTGCTGCCCACCCACGAGGCACCCAATGCTTCACGGCACGCTGCCGATGAAGTCGCTCACAGAGGGAGCAACGCTCTGTGACGGTGCGCTCATAGCCGCAGTCGAGGCAGGCCACGCCATCACCGTGCGACCATGGCGCGGTGACGCCCGAAGAAGCATGGTCTGACCCGACCGTCTGGTACGGCTCCGTCCTGATGTGGATGCAGGAGGCCAGTCCTGAGGTGAACCGGCTTATGGGCTCTGCCCTGCTCCGGTCGGCTGTGACGGGCTACAGCAGCGTCGTAGAGGTCGGCTTCCGCGACGCAGTTGCGAAGGGCCAGCTGTCGCACAACGCGACGGTCGGAGAGTTTCTTGCCTTCTCCGAGCGACGGCACGCGGAACAGGAACGGCGTCAGTAGAGCTGTTGACAACCTTGCATTAGAGGTGGTATTCACCCATCGTTGGCTGCTACGATTCCAGCGCAGCAGCAACATCAGGGCTGGGAGACGCCAACGATGGGTGCCGCTGTTGGGTACGTGAGGCAGAGCCGACGTGCCGATGAGGACAAGTCCCTTTCCCACGACAGTCAGGTCGCCGCTATCCGGCGCATGGCTGCTCAGGACGGACTCGACCCTGACAAGGTCCAAATCCTCGACGCCGACATGGGTCGCTCCGGTGGTCGGGGCAAGGAGCGTTTCAGGGCCGACTACCAGCGCCTGCTGACCCTGATGGAGGCCGGTGCCATCGACACGGTCTACGCCATCTCCCTGACCCGGTTGGGCCGGTCGATGACCGAGCTGATGCGCGTGGCCGACCTTGCCGACGACAAGGGCATCAGGCTGGTATTCGACAAGGAAGGCGTCATGGACCCGCACACGATGGCGGGTCAGACGCAGCTGGGGATGTTCGCCCTGCTCGCTCAGGTCGAGCGCACCATGGCCGTCGAGCGAGCCAAGGACAACGTCGCCATGCGTCGCTCCCGTGGTCAGCGGATGGGCCGCATCCCGTACGGCACCAACTGCCCTGAGCCCTGTGGCAAGGACCATCGCCATCGTGTCGGTGAGGACCCTCAGGCGGTCGTTGAGGCCTTCCGCGTCACGCGGTCGCTCAACGGCGCTGCGCTGGCTCTCAACGCGCAAGGCGTCGCGTCGGCCCTTGGCCGTGGCTGGTCGGCCACGGCCATCCGCGACATCGTCAGCCGCTACGCTCCCGACCTGCTGCCACGACGTGCCAGCCGTGGTGCCAAGCCCTCCAGCCCGTTCGCCCTGTACCGGCTCGTGACCTGCCACTGCGGCAGGGTCCTGACCGGCGGCAGGGACAGCCGACCCGGACACTCGGCCGTCTACCGCTGCCACTACGCCGACACCGACCCGAATCACCGTCGGCCCCATCGCATCACCGAGTCCGTCCTGATGGGCTGGATTCGTGCTGAGGCTGAGTTGCTGGTGATGCCCACGGCCATCGAGGTCGAGCGCAATGAGAAGCGACACGCAGCCCTGATGGACAAGCGCGCTCGGGTCATCGACTTCGGCGCGAGCGGCTTCATTGACAAGGCCGAGGTCGCCCGGCGACTAGCCGAGGTTGACGCTGAGCTGGTCGAGGTCGAAGCCGAGACGACGGTCGAGTCGCTGCCAAGCCGCATTGACTGGACGTGGGCTGCGCGGGACATCAACCGCGTCCTCGGCGCGCTGTTCTCGAAGGTTGTGATGGCTGAGGACTTTCAGTCGGTGTCGTTTGAGTGGAGGGTTCCGGAGTGGCGGTCGGAGCCGGTTGCTGCGACTGCCTGACTGCCTCCCTGACCGCGCTGATGAGGGCACGCTGGTCGCCTGTCAGCATTGCCCATGAGATAGCCCCGGAGTGCTGCTGCCCCTGCTGCTTCTCAGCGGCCACCGCCTCCGGGCCGGTTCCATGCCCACGACACGAGCAAGCCCATCCCTAGGCCCCACAGGAATATCAGTGCTTCCATCACGCTCTTGCCGCGCCTTCCTCAGCCTCTATCTCGGCCAGCAGCTGCGTGTAGGTGGCCACCCGCCGACGCATCAGGTACTCCATCGCCTCGACGTACTTGCTCCACGTGTCCACGGTGACCCGCTCGCGCTGCTCGATTGAGTGGATGTTCGCTGCCGAGCATCCCCACGCCTTGGCGAGGTCGGTCTGACTAACGCCCGACCGGCCACGGAGTTCGCGTAGCGGTGACGCCAACCGGCTTGGCTTCCTTTTCGTTCCCATCGCCTAATCCTTCTTTCTAGCCCTCACCCGAAGCTAGCGCACCTGACCGCCTCATGGACCACCGAAGTTTGTACAAACTTCGGTGTCACAAGCGGGGTACGAGCTGCTAGGTTCGGACTACCGACGGGCATATCCAGTCACTTTTCAAGAACCGCATAGCAGCAGGGCGCACCGTGGCCGACCAGAGCCACGCTCCACAATCGAGCCGGGTAAGGCGCGACTTTCCAATTCAATCCCCCTCGCGGGAGGGGACGGGGAGGGCCTTTTACCACCTAACCATCCTTGGAGCGCAGCGACCAACGCCGTAGGCGATGGGCCGCAGGCCCGTAGAGCCAGAGCACTGATTGTTTCTTTGACCAACGGGCAGACGACGACGAAATCGGTGCAAGAGCCCCGACGCGTTCTGCCAAACTGCCCGCGTGGGTACGGAACTCCTGAACGTCTTCGCCATCGTCGGCTTCGTCGCATCCGTCGTCACACTACTTGCCCTCGCACGGCCCATCGCGCGGTTCGTCTACGAGCGAGTCACTGCTCCGGTCAAGGTGTGGAGCCTCGGACAGCCAGATGGCAAGCGGCCTAGGCAGCTGCGCATTTACATCCGGCGTCTGGGCCGCGACCCAATCAACGTGGAAGAAGTAGGCGTCGGATGGGGCGTCTTGACGATTGAGCGCGGCCGGTTCCGACGCCGACGCAAGACCCGCGACCACCGCGTCCCGATTGGCGGATATGTCTCCTACGGTTTGAACACTGCCGAGGTCGAGAGCGCGTCGATTGACCTGTACAAACTTAAGGGGAAGGTCGATGACGATGTGGTTGATGCCGTAATCGGGGAACGGCTCGACTTCCTGAATGGTCCACCCGGCTCCTAGGAGTCCTAGGAGTCCTCATCCGTTGCCATCACGAGGCCAGTCGCCGCGAACGCTCCGAGCGCCACGGCGACCGCGAAGCCCCGGATGCCGGTGCCGGGAGTCCCGAACAGGACGAGCAGGATGGCGAGGTTTGCCATCAACGCCGTCAAGAACAGACCGAACGCCACCATCAGCTCTCGCCGCGCTCGCGGGTCCAACCGAACCCTGAACGCCCTGTATCGGCCCCTGAGGACGATGCCGTACACGAGCGTCGTGCCGACGCCCCAAAGCAGGTATGCCAGCAGGCGGGTGTCAATGTCCATCAGGAGCCGCCTCCACCAAGGAGCCGCCGACCGGCCTCGATGCCGAGCAACAACAGCGCGCTGCCGAGCAACAAACCCAACTGGATGGCATCGACGCTGAACTCGGGTGACGCGAAGTCCATGACGTACAGCAGGACGACAAGCGCGAGGATGAGCAAGCCGCCGATGACGCGCGGCTTGTGAAACGGCGGGCTGTCATCGCCGCCTCCCCCGGACCGCTTCAACGTCGCCACTCATGACGCTCCCGTCAGCATCTAGAAGTTGGCTTCGATGACCGTGCATGTGCCGGTCACGGTCGCTCCGGCGTGGCCTGTGTCGTTGCGGAGGACGACGCCGTTTGACGTTCCAGCCGGGATGCGGATGGTCTTATACAGGCCACGCGCAGCATCACGAGGTGGCCACTCGAAGACAGGCAACATCGGCACGCCCGCTGCTCCCGGTGTCTGGACCAAGTAGCTCGAATGCCGGATGGGCACGCCGCCTTCGGTGCCCTTGACTGTCGGCAGAGTCATACCGGTCGCGCCCGCTCCCGCGTCGGTGGTGTCGAGCACTACTGCCGTGACACCCGTTCCGCCGGTACCGGGGGTGCTGACCCGACGCATGGACCACTCGACGAACGCCGCCGTCGTGGCATTCGACGCCTGATGCAGGACGATGTTCATGATGTACACGTTGAGCGTCGAGCCAGCCATGATTTGAAGGACGTGCGATGCAGCCGTGGCGAGGCTGATTCCCGTGATTGGGAACGTGTACGTTGCGAGGTAGGGAAGGCCCTGAATCATGACCTCGTCGTGAACGCTGTTCGCGCCGATGGTCTTGTCGAAGGTGTGCAGCTTCTTGCCGCTGCCCTCGGTGACGTTTACGAAACTCTCTGCCACTGGAATGCTCCCTGCGAGTCAGGGGAGCCGCTTCCTGCCAGCACTCGCTCTCAGGCAGGGCGGTTGTTGTCTAGGCTCTGGCGCCCCTCGTGAGTCGCCGCATCAGGTGCGCTGCTGACGGCGGAACGCCGCCGAAGGCGACGCCCCAGTTCTCCGTCCCATCACGGTTGAATGTCTTGCGGACCTCCGTCGTCATGAACGTGCCCGACACGCTGACTGACGGGTCGGTGAGGTCGAGCGTGCAGCCGGGTCGATAGAACTCGGACGTGGAGTTGTAGTCGGATGGCGTGACCGTCTCGGCTGTGACCGACCCTCGGACGGTCGCGGACTTGTCCGCCAGATACGCGGCAGCGACCGACACCAGCGCGTCAGCCCCGTCGCTGGTCTCGTCTTCCAAATAGGCGACCTGCCCGAGCCTCCCGCTGCCATCGGTCACGAGGCCCGTGCCGCCTGCCGACGCGCCCTTGACGTAGACGGCTCGTGTCGGGCCACCGTCAACCCGGTAGTCAAGGTTAGATGGACGCTGCCCCGTCGAGGTCGAGAGGGTCAGGGTCGTCCTGTCGTCATATCCGATGGCATGCCCGCTGCCGCTATTCAGCTCGGCACGCAGACCCTTCCACCAATCGACAGTGACCTGAGCAGTGAACGGCAGCGGGAAGGGGTCAATCGGCGGCTGCGTGCCGACCGCTGCCGCCTGTCGAATCGCCTCGCGAAGCGTCGTGCCGCCAGTCACTTCGAACGGGGCGGAGACCGAGCTAATGAACGTCAGCATGACGTTGTTTCCCAGCGGCTTCGCGATGTCGCTCAGTCCGCTGCTACCGGCGAGCGCCCGAATCTCGCCCGTGTAGACGGCACGCGCAACGAGCGACTGAATGACAGTGCCGAGCGACGATGCGGGAGCAAACGTCACGTCCTCGGGGATGACTGCCCAGTCAAGGATGATTTCGATGCCGACGCACGTGACGCTGATGACGCGACCGAGGCCACCAAAGGCCGGTTGCGATGACCACGTGTCCACGAATCCGACGAACAACGGCATGTCGGTTGTGTGGTCGTGAAACCTGACCTCGGCGGTATCGCTGATGGTGACCTGTGCCTGCGGGTCATCAATGACAAACGACATGCTCGATACCTGACCGGGGTATCGCTCGACAACCTCAACCGATGACGGGTCAACCCCAAAGCCGTTGGCTGTGGCTCCGGGCTGCTTCAAGACGTCGAGGCCCGCGACCCACAGGGAACGGTCGCGAGCAGAGTGGTCGGTGAGAGCCGCCGCGACGACGGCACCGCCGGGCATCAGCCAGCTCCAAGCGACGGGGACGCCCTGCGGAGCCGGAAGAACAGGCCGCGCTCGACCATGTCGAGCAGCTGGCTTTCGGAGACGCCTTGGATGGTGAAGCCGCCGCCGCCATTCAACGAGCCCAGTTTGCTCTGAGGGACGATTAGCTCAGGCTCTCCGCCGTCACCGACCACGACCGCTTCAGGTCCATGGAGACCGGCCCATCCACCTTCCGCAAAGGCCGTCATGTACGGGTTGCCGCCGCCGCCGCCCGACTGCGCTATCTCCTGCCTGTAGTACTTGGTCGTCTTGGTCAGGCCGTTCATCAGCTTGTCGGCCCTGAAAATCATGTCGCCAAGAATCTTGAAGCCGTCAGCCGTGTAGCCAACCCAATCGGCCAATGTCTCCAACGCCGGGATGCCGACATCAATCATGAAGTCGGCAAAGCGGACCATCAGCGGGGCGAGCTTCTCGCCAAGGACTGCCTGAGCGTCCTCCATCTTCGCGTTCGCGATGGCCTGCTTACCGGCAAGTTCGCCGGTCTCTGCGGCGAACTTGCCGGTCGTGTCCTTGGTGCCCTGCATGATGAGGTCGAGGGTTGCAGCGGCAGTGGCGGTCTTCTTTTCCTCAGCCGTGACGTTGGCTAGGCCCATCTCCAAGATGCGCGCCTGCACGTCAGCTTCTTTTATCGAGACGCCGTACTTCTCGATGGGGTCCCGCTCGCCCGTCAGCGCCGAGCTGATGGCCTCGATTGCCTCGACCGTCGTGCCGCCGAAGGTCGCCGCCATGTCGGCCGCCCGCTGCTCTAGGGTGACAACCGTCTCGGCAGCCTCGTCGGCGTCCATACCCATGCCCTTGAGCTTTGCCCCGATGACGGACGCCATCTCAAAGACAGCACGCTTGGACAGACCCGCCTTTGACGCCGCCGTCTCTGCGAACTTGTCGATGGCTCCACGGGCATCACCAAAGATGCTCTCAACGGCTCCTGTGGCCTGTTCTAGCTGAGAGAAGGCCTCGATGGAGTCGAAGGCGAAGTCAACGGCCTTGCTGGCGGCGTCAGCAATGAGGTTGAAACCCGCGGCAACGCCCTTGGCCGTGATGTTGCCGAAGAAGCTGGCCGATGAGCCCTTGCCGCCGAGCCGGTCGAAGGAGTCGCGAATCCGGTCGAGCCTGCTCGATACCCGGTCATCGAGGACAGCCCTAAATCGGACGTCATTGCCCATCAGGCGATGCCCCGCAGCAGCTCATCAAGGTTGGCTGACCGCGCGCGACGCAACCGACTGGCCGTCCGTCGGAAGGCGTGCGTCTGCGCCTCGACGCGGGAGGCAGCGGCCATCAGGCTGACGCCCTCAGCCGGGCTGAAGCCGGAGTTGTTGACGCTGACGACGCCGGTCACGGCCCACGGTTTTCCGCCGAGGCTCTTGACCCTGCCGATGACGTGGTCGGAGACCCGGTCGCCCAGCAGCCGGATGCGCTCACGGTCGCCCTGCCCGCGCTGCATCTGCGCGATGACGTCGCGCTCGCCTTCGGCCACGGCAGCCGCAATCATCTTTCGACCGTTCGCCCGGAAGGTCTTGGCAGGGTCGCGGTCGAAGAACGGACCCTTGAACTGAATCGAGGTCTTGAAGCGCGTCGTCATCGCTTGCTCTTGGCGTCCGCGAGCGGCCGGTTCTGCGCCTCGTTGCGCGACTGCTGGATGGCCTTCATCGTCGCAATCACGTCTGCTGGGGCGGACTGGAGAGCGTTCCAATCCCATCCGGGGAAGTCCGCGAGGAAGTAGGCGTCCGCGAGGTCTGGCGTGACGGCGACCGTTGACCCGGCGCTGATTCGGTCGATGAGTCGCCTGACGCTTTTGGGACCAGCTCGGTGCTGTCCACGAGCACTTCTGATGCCCGCTCCGCGAGCGCAAGGAAAGTGTCGAGCGGCATCGTCGCCATGGCCTCGACCGGGATGCCGTCAACGGCAGGCTCGGGCGAGGGCAGCGGGTGCCCGTCCACGTCCCGGATGGACCACGCCACGATGACCGCAGCGACGCCCTCATCGACTTGGTCGTTGGAGGTAGCGGCCAGCCGGATGCGCTTGTATTGCGCATGGTTGACCCGGCTGGTGATGTCAGCCCAGTCGCCGCGCGGTAGGTCGATGCGCTCGATGCTCACGGCAGGGCCGTCAGCGACTGGACCGTCGTCCACTGGATGGACGCCGCCGAGGTGGGGTCGTAGGCCAGATTGCCCTCGACCCGATAGAGGTTGATTCCCTCGTCCTCGTCGCTGATTGGCTCGACCTTACTCCAGAGCATCGGAAGGTCGAGCTGCGTAGAGTACGACGAGCCTCCGAGCGAGGGGCCAGCCGCGCGGAGCCGAACGAAGTCGAGCGTTCCGGCCAGCCACTTGTCGTAGAACTCGCTGACCGCCAGCGCCGTGGACTCGACCGTCATCGACAGCGTTGCCGCAATGTCCGTCTCGACGTGCTGGCCGAAGAACAGGTTGCCGTCCATGTAGTGACGCGGCTTGACGCCGGTCTGGATGTCGAGGTCCCAGTCGATGAGGAAGTTGTTCTGGACGCTGGCACCGGTAAGGCCCGCCTGTGACGCGGCGAACTTGATGGTCCACAAATCGCCCGGAATCTTGATTGAGCTGTTAATGGCGGGCGAGGCCTTGGCCGCCTTGGTGGCCTGCTGGCCGAAGCAGTCGGCCTCAATCTGCGTCAGGTCGCCTAGGGACGCCGACAGCTTCATAGACCGGGCCATGACGTAATCGACCCGGAAGTTCTGCGTGTCGTCGCCCACGTCGAACGTGAACGCCTCAGGGTTGTTGGCGGCTGTCATGGACGGGACGCAGGCGACCGTCTTGTCGGCACCTGCGCCGCTGAACGTCAGCCCGCCCTTCAGCCAGCTCTCAAAGATGGTGAGGTCGTCGTAGGAGACGCCCGAGGCCGTCCGCAGCCTGAGGTTGACGTCTTCCTTGGTCTGTGTGACCCGCCGGACCCGCGTCCGGACGCCTGCGTTCTCACCCTCGTGGAAGTTGAGGCCGGGGTCTACGTCGAGGACCGACGTGCCCTCCGCGTAGAGCTGCCGCGTCGGTGGGACGGCGGTGCCCCTCGTCGACTCCTTCGCGAGGTTGGCGTATGTGAATACCTGAATACCGGCCACTTGATGTCTCCCGCGAGTAGGGAGGAACCGGGTCTGGCCTTCACTCGCACTCGGGCCAGCCGGGGTCTAAACGTGGTTATGTCGAGGGCTTCGACCTCTTGGACGGAATGACGGTTTCGGGTCCGGACTCACCGACGAGGATGACTAGCCCATTGGCTACCCATTCCTTGGCGCGGGCTTGGTCGATGTCGGCTCCACTCGCAGGGATTCCGGCGAGGATGATTCCGGGTCGCGGCTTCACACGGACTGTCTTGCTCATGCGCTCGCTGCCCATCCTTCCGAGGTGACGATGCGGACGGTCATCTCGATGCCGGTGAAGTCCTGCCCACCCCAATTGAGCATCCCGAGCCGCCATGACTCAGTCCGGGCGACGGTTACAAAGCCGCCCAGCTGGGTCGAGGTCCGCAACTGGTCCACGAGGACCGTCAGCCACTTGCGCAGCGCGGCGATGTCGCGGCTGAGGTCATCGGCTTGGCTGAAGAAGAACCGGACAAGGAAGTCGTGAGCGCCCACCCGCGTACCGTTGCCGGTCTCGAACTCGCCTTCGACGGGCAGCACGAGGACGTAGGGCAGCGGACCCAGCTGGTTCGGGGTGTCGGCTGTCGAGCCTCGGATGTTGGCCAAGCCGGTGGGCGGCGTGACCTGAGCCGGTGCGTACCGGTCAGCGAGCGTGGTGCTGATGAGGTCGAAGTCAGGCATCAGCCCATCCCGAAGTAGCGGTAGCGGTCGAGCGTTGCCCGCTGGGGTGAGCCGCGGCTGAAGAATCGGTTCCATGGGGTGGCCGCAGAGTCCTCGCCGCCGATGACGCCGCTCGCGCCCATCTTCCTGACGGCGTAGGCGGCAACGACCGCGTCGATGGCGACGGACTGGATGTCAGGCGGCACGGCTGCGAAGCCGAAGTTGCCCGTGATGGTGCAGCCGTTGTCGATGCGACCGAAGTAGCGAACCGTGCCCGCGAGGGTGCCGCGCGAGATGTGGACCTCTGTAGGAGGCCAGCCAGCCGGAAGGTCGGCTGCCTTCGGTCGAAGCAGGATGTCGGCGGCAGGAACGGTCGTGTATGAGCCGCCAGTGTCGGGCTGATGGACCGAGCTGTTGACGCCCATGCTGGTGACGGACCGGATGCCGCGCGGGATGCGCAGGACAGACCCGCCATCGGTGTCGAAGGTGTAGGTGACGCCGGTCTCAGGCAGGAACCAACGCCCGCTGTAGCCGTGGACGTACGTCGTGCACTGGACAATCAGCTCATTGATAAGAGGGTCATCGTTGACGTCTGCGATGCCCAATCGAGCCTTGACCTGACCGTCCGTGCAGACCTTGGCAGGCCCGCCCGCTTGGAACGAGGCCGACCAATCGCTGAGCCGGGTCCCGCCGACGTCCTCGAATCGGGTCCTGTACCAGCTCGTGCTGATGCCGTTGGCGTCGTAGCCGGTGTATGTCCGGGTGCCCGCGACCAGCGCGATGGTCGGCGTCGAGCCGGTGCCCGAGACGTCGGCGTACGCGCCGCCTTCAGTCGCGGAGGTCTGGACGCGAATGAGGGCACCCGCTCCGTACTGGCCAGCGTTGAGCAGCTCTTCCGAGTCCTCAGCGATGATGTTCAGGAAGTTGCTCATGACGGCTTCCCTGTGGTTGCTGAGCCGGATGGGGTGCTGCTGGACGCGCTACCCGACGGTCGCGCTGAGGACGCCGACGCGCTGCCCATCGGGGTAAGGGCAACGCCTGCCGGACGGCTGTTGAGGGCTGCCACGATGGACGGTCCGAATCCGCCCACGACCGGGTCTTCGCCAGCCGTCGTAACCGTCGGAGCAAAGGCCGACAGGGTCAGCGCGAGCGGTCCGGGAGTCACCACCTTGTGGTCGCTGGTGGTGACCGTCGGGGCGAACAGGCTCGTGCTGAGCGACGCCGTCGTCGGCGTGACCAACTTGTGGTCAGTGGCCACCACGTTCGGAGCGAACGTCGTCAGGGTCAGGGCTGCGGTGCTTGGCACCACGACCACGTGCGCCGTCGCTGTGACCGTTGGCGCGAACGCGGTCAGGGTCAGCGAGGCAGTCGCTGGGATGACGTTGACGCCGATGTTGATGGTCGGGGCGAACGTCGTCAGGGTCAGGCTCGCCGTGGTCGGGGTGACAACCTTGTGGTCGCTGGCCACGACGTTGGGAGCGAACGTCGTCAGGGTCAGGGTCGCCGTGCCCGGCGTCACGGTAACGTGCTGCGTAGCGGTCACGGTGGGAGCGAACGTCGTCAGGGTCAGCGAGAGGGTCCCCGGCGTTACCGTGGTGCCCGCGCTGAGACCTTCATGTACCCACAGAACAGCGCCCGTTTCCGTGTTGGAAATGGTGCCTGACGACGTGAGGCTGACTCCGGCTGCACCCGTCGTTACGAAACGGTGTCCAAGGTCCGCCGCCATGTCGTTGCCGGTGGTCGTGCTTTGATGGCTGGCCGGACTCTCAACGTAGTTGCCGTTCCACGTGACAGCAGGAGAGCCATCGTCTGCAATCGACTGCGGGTCAGTTGTGTGTCTCGTGACGGTTGACGAGTCATCACGGATACCGACTAGCTCGATGATGACAGAGCCATCGGCAACAGTGAGCGTCGAGGATGAAGTAGCGCTCCACCTAACTCCGCCCGTGATTGACAGTGCAGCGGTTACGAAGGTCGGCGTATCCCATGTGTCGCCACCACCCTTTTGGAAGGTGGTGATAACCGCGCCGCCGATGACGCTGCCGCTGAATTCGAGAGTCGGGTCGGACTCTGAGCCGTCGTGCTCCTTGTACCAGCAGGCGACCTTCATCGAGCCGGTGCCGTTACCCGACGAGACGGAGCCGTCTGCGAATTCGGTTATCTCCGTCCAGTCGGACACCGTCGCCGTGACGGAGAAGTCCTTCCACGACGCAAACAGGAACATCATGTCCCCGGTGGTGGACCCACCCGGAATCGTAATGGCGGTGTCGGTAGTGACCGTCGCCCATGTTCCTGACGCGCGTAGAGAGATGGCCATTTGGTTAGGCCAATGTGAAGACGCCGCTGGCGTGAGCAGCGACGGTCAGGGTGTTGCCTGTCGTTGCCGTCACGTCCGCGGGTGTGCTATCCAAAAGCGCGTAACACAACACGTTTCCGCCGACTTCATAGATGACCGCGAAGCGAGCCGTGATGGAGCCGCCTGACGCCGTCCAAACGGGGTCAGTGGCGATGTCCGCGGTGACGGGCGTGGTGCCCGAGAGTGTCAGGTCAACAGTTATTCCGCCGGTCGTGTAACCGTTGGCGTTTGCGTGCTCGTTGGTGAGACCCGCGTATGTTGTTGAAGACGCGCCGATGTTCGATGAGCTGAGAAACAGGGCGCACTTGAACGTGTCGTCGGCAACGTCAAACGTCCCGTCGAGCAACGACGTTCGACCGCCGTTCGTGAAGGTCCAAGCCCCAGCCGCCATCAGCAGAACTCCTTGGTTTGGGCGGGTGGGAGGTCGAGGAGATGACCTCCCACCCGCAAGCGACGGGGTTAGGCGGCTGTGACCTTCAGCCCGCCGAGGCGGGTGCCAACGACGAGGTATGCCCACAGACCGATACGGACGGCCTGAGGACCTACGACCTCACTGAAGGTGAAGGTGGCGAGCGACGATTCGTAGATGACGAAGTCGGTCGGTCGCGCGAAGACGCAGACGTTGGTGGTGGAGGCGTACGAGAGATAGGTCGTCGCGCCGAGCACGTCGGCCTGAATGCCGCCACGGGCCACGGACCCGTCGCTGTTCATCTGCCCAATCATTGGGAGGAACGGACGGCCGGTGGAGTCGCCCTGCGCGAGCAGGACGGCATACAGCGCGGACGGGATGAACACGCCGGTCGCCGGGTTGAACCGGGTGCCCTGATAGTTGATGACGTTTGCGAGGACGCCCGCGTACGGCGTTGCTGCCGTGACCGCGACGCCGGAGGCCGTGGAGCCTGCCTCGACGGCTGTCTTGATGACCGTCTCGGATGCCTGAGCGTAGGCCTCAATCAGGTCTTGCAAGATGAGCGACTGAGCCGAGGGGTCGGCACCGTCGATGGCCTGCCGCGACACGTCGGTGTACGTGCCGTAGATAAGCGGCGTCGCCGTGACCGCAGTCGTGGCGATGTCGGTCGCGGTGAGGGCTGCACCTTCCGCCGACTGGACCGCGACGCTACCTGACGTCGTGACCTTCGCGAAAATCTTCGGTCGCGCGTCGCTGATGGGGAACCGCGCGAAGAAGCTGCCCATCGGGCGACCCTTCAGGATGCGCGGCGTCAGGAGTCCGGGCAGGTAGTCGTTGGGATACGCGCCCGGAATCTCCGTGCTGAGCACGTCGCTCGCACGCTCCATCTGCTTGGCGATGTCGGTGAGGTGGGAGGTGTGGCGTGCCTGCCGCTCCTTGGCCTCGCTGTCGCCCTGCGTCGCGTAGAAGGCGTCCCGAAGGAAGCTGTGGTCGCTCTGCGGGCCATAGACCGGCTCCGAGCGGGTGATGACGAAAGAGCCGCCCGCGCTGCCTGTCGAGGTGTTCGGGCTGCCCGTGGTGATGCGGGCCGCGTCGTCGCGCTCGGCTACGAACCGGTCGCGGGGTGCGATTGGGGCGACCGCAGTCTCGGTTGGCGTCTCGGTGACGGCAGCCTCGACCTGTGTCTCGGCGTCCATTGAATCCTCCATGTCACGGAGCGCGATTCGCGCACCGTCGTAGGCCGGGACAATCGACCCGGCGATTGCGTGCAAACGGGCTTCGCGATGGATGACGGTCCCGTCACGCCCTCGCCGCGAGGCAGTGGGAAGCCCCGCTTCAATCGACACTCCGTTCAGACCCGCCCGGACCTGCGCGAGGTAGTCGTCGCCTGCCTGACCCTCGAAAATCGACGCCCGGAAGGCCACGCCATCCGGCGTGTCCTGAAGGCTCGTGACGGTCCCGACCGGCTTTTCCTTGTGGGCCGGTCGGTACGCCATCCGGGCACCGTCCTGCCGCCCCATCCAGTGCTCTACCGATGCCTTGAAGGCTCCGGGATAGAACGCTTCCCTCCCTATCTCGGTCTGCCCCGAGACGACGCCGTAGGGGACGGCGATGCCGACGATGGCGCGGTCGTCGTCGTCGGCAATCCGGATAGCCGTCGTGGCCTCCGTGATGTGGGTGGGCATCCTCATGACTTGGTCGCCTTGTTGCTCTTGGCGACCGCGTCGATGACTTCCTGCTGGCGAGCCAGCTCAGCCTCACGGTCTGCGTGACGCTGGTCCTTGGGCTCGGCCTTGGGCGCGTCCTTACTCACGTGTGGTTCCTCCGGGAACAGGGACAGGAAGGCGAGCCGGTGCTGGCTCGGGGTCAGGAAGTTCCTGAGGTGGCAGGCCTTCGGCCTCGCGGACTTCCTCAACGCTCATCCACGGCCTGCCGAGGGCCAGCTGCCACGCCTGAGCACGCGTGTACTGCGTGCCGCGCGTCAGCGACGAGGTATCCATCTCCATCCGCCGCCCGCCCGGCAGCTGGTCAGTGATGGCGTCTTGGATTGCGTGGATGTAGTTGCTCAGGGTGTAGCGGACGAGGCCGATGCCCTGCGCCTCCGTCGTCGTGTAGGTCTCGGAGTCGCCAGCCGGAGCGTTGAGCAGGTTGGTCGGGATGCCGAAGTACCGACCGATGTCGGCAACCAGCTCCTTGCGTGCCTCGACGGCTGACTCGCTGGTCGGGTCGGCACCGAACGACTTCGCCTTGAGGCCCGACGAGAGGACGGGCGCGTGGTCAGGGCCGCGCGACCGCTTCTGCGCCCACCGGTCGCCCAGCTCGGTGGCTGCGGTCTCGTTGAGGGTCGCGTCCGTTTCGAGGACGGTCGTTGGGGAGCCGCCTGCCTGCCAGTAGCGGCTGGCGTAGCCCTCGGCGGCAATAGCAGCTGCGAAGGTGACGCGGGCCATCCGGATGACGCCAGCGAGGGAGTCGTCAATGCCGGGCTGGGGCGACCGGTGCAGGATGACAAGGTCATCGCGGCTGAGCCGTTCCTGACCGACGTAGAACTCGTCAGGCGGCAGCAGGCTGTATGGGTCGGTGATGACCGGCGCGACAATGCTCGGGTCGAGCGGCCACAGGCCGACAGGCACGCCCTCGGAGTCGTAGCCGCCGACCTTCAGCAGGTAGCAAACGTCGTAGAGGGCCAGCGTCGAGACGACGAGGGAGGTCCACTCGCGTCGAGTGCGCCACGACTGGGGTCGGGCGACGATGCGCGAGACGGGCAGGTCGAGCGTCCCGCGACGCTCCCGCCAGTCCAGCTGGCTGACGCCATTGCTGAGGATGTCGAGGCTGCGCCAGACCGACGAGAGGCCGAGCGCGGTCATGCCGGTGACGCCAGCCGAGACGAGGCCACCGTCAACCGGGAATCCAATCATCGGGCGGGGTGGCGGAACCGCATCGCGCTCCGCAGGAGCGGACTGGCCTAGAAAGAAGTCCCGCCAGAAGCCCATCGGCTGGGCAAGCTAGCAGTTAGTTATGCGTCTGCCTATCACCAAAAAGGACATATATCGCGGGCGATATTTAGAAGATTTGAGGCATGCGGTCCTGATAAACGATGCCATGAGCGCCGAACGTCATCGCCATGACGGCATCAATCGGGCCACCAGACGCTGCCCTTCCGAACCTAAACGCACCATCCTGCCCAACGTTCCTGCGGGCAGCCCACCCGATTTGGGCATCGAGTAGCGGGTCATCGACCGCAATCCTGCCGCTGAGAATCATCTCGACCGTATCCATGCAGGCCGCGACGAGGGCCGACGGCTTCAGCTCGTCGTAGGGCAGGCCGGTCTCGTCGGCGTGGCGACGGAATGCCGGAGCCGCCCCGGAGACTTGGTCGTAAGCGATGACTTGGACCGGGTCAGGGAACGACTCGATTTCGTGGGTCAGCCGGGCAGCGGTGACTGGGGTGCTGTCGCTGGCCCGGAGGTCGCGGTAGACCTCGATGCCGACGCGACCGTCGGGACGGATACCAGCGACGACGATGGTGGCCCGCTCCCAGCCGGGCTGGACATCGACGCCCAAGGCGAACGGCCCCGTCAGGCCCTCTAGCGGCTTGGCGGTCCGACAGGCAGCCCACACGCCGGGGTTGAAGGCTCCCTCAACCCGCGTCTCTACCCAATGGTTGAGCCGTTCCCGCCGCCACAGGTCACGGGGCGACGTGGCGTACTCCGACGCAATGGCCCGCTTCCTGAGCCTCGTGCCGAGCGACGGGTTGGCCTGCTGGACCTGTGTCCAGTCCAAACCGGCATCGGGGTCCTCGGACTGCCACCACGCGGCATAGAAGGTCGGGTCGGGCTTCTCATCCCCTGTGGACTGCCTGATGAGGCGGTCATAGAGCGCCCGCAGAACGACCGAATCGGGGTGTCCTGCTGTTGAGGTCAGGACCATGATTGGCGACCGCTGGGCACTCTGTGTCGGAACTAGCGCACCCCACATTTCCCAGTCCCGCTGGGTCAGCATCTCGTCCCACGCCAGCATTCCTGCCGACCATCCACGGGCAGAGCCGGGCTGATTCGTGACGACATCGAAGTCAACATGGCCCGCGCTGATGCCCCGGTAGATGGAGGTCCGGGTTTGGGCTGACAGGCGGTCGTTCTTCTCGATGTCGCCCATGACACCGCGATAGACCAGCCGTGCCTGTCGGCTGTCGTGGGCGGCTGCGAGGATGGCGGACCAGCCTTCGAAGGGAGGAAGGTGCTGGCCCTCGTCCATCATCCAGCCGATGAGGCTGCGGACGATGACCGACTTGCCGTTCTGCCTGCCGGTGGACAGGAGTGCAGTACGGGCGATGAGGTCGCCGTGTCGGTCGTACTGCAAAGCCTTGCGTAGTGCATAGGCCTGCCAGCCGTCAGGGGTCAGCCCAAGCTCACGCTTGGCCCACTTGACGACGCGGTCGCCGTACGTCCCGACCACTCCGCGCGGCGTCGGCGTTTCCCAGCGCGGTCCCGGCTGCTTCCTACCCATCGCCGGGCCGTGGGTGCCTTTTTCGAG